CCTATGTCTGCACTGTCAGTTTCTGTAGCATCTGTTGATTGTAAATTACCTGAATCATACTCTGTCAACATATCTCTCCTAAACACCTTCCAGTGTATGGTTCCAGAACTTGTTAATGGAGTATCGTCTAAATATAACTCCGTATCATCTGCCCAAATATTAAAATATATAAAGTCGCTTATAGGATATAACTTGCTACTAACCTCAAACCAATACATAAATACTGGAACATAACCTAAACCATGGGTATATAAAGTTTCATCGTAAGAAGTGTTTTTAACAACAGCCTTGGTTCCCTCTGCCTCAATTGGCAATAGTGGCCACTCACTGCTAAAGGCCAACTGCTTATCACTGGCCTTATTTACATCAAAGCCTTTTCTACTAACCTTAAGTCCTGCACTCATTAGAAGCCTCCTATGAGAACTCTATCGTTTACACCGTCACTAATAACTATTCTTTTATTTTTTCCGTCTAACTTAATCTGCTTACTCCCTAGATAAATAACTCCCTCACTCCCTATAATCCCACCAACTAAGTTACTAGCATCAGTATAACGAGTAGCTAAATTAATACTTGCCGACACCTCACCAAACACCGCCCTAGTCAAATAGGTGTCAAACCCTGCTTCACTAATTGTCTGTGTGTCTATACTGATTTCCATTATGTTGCTACGCTACCAAAACTTATCGGAGAAGCCATAAACCCTACAGCCTCAATTTCCATTGTACTTGAACATACAAACTTCAAAGAATGTGTAAACCCATGGCATTCAGTCACAGGTAAAATCTTTTCTACCGTCGTAGTAGAACTGCTAGATAGTGTGTCTAAAGAAGCATAACTTCCTCCATCTGCACTATAGGTCACTGTAATATTTCCCCCTGATTTATACTTCACATAAAAGGCTGATATTCTATATTGTACTGTCGGGTCTGCAAAAGTGTAGTGTGGCGTTCTAGCCTCAACGGTAAACGCACCAGCATCTCCATCACTGTCGTCGTCAGTAGTGCCTGTATTCATTTTATACACTGCTAGGTTGGTTTCTTCTCCATAATACAAATCCTTACTCCCTGAACTGTTTATAAAAGTAGAATATACTACAGGCTCATCATCTCTTGAGTTTAGTGTCCAGGAGTTAGCCTCAACATCAAACACAAATTCTGCATTAGTTATAGCACTTGCTGGTGCACCTGTTTGGGTACTTAAATCCCCCACTGACAAATAATATTTTCCGTCAAACGCACCTGCTGCAAGCTGACTGAAATTAGCTGGGTTAATCAAATCAAACAGTCCATACCCGTCTACAGGATCTTTAATCTTTTGTGAAATATCTATCGGTCTACTTGACCCGTCGTATAAGTACACAGCCTCTCTGTCCGCCCAAATCAAATAACCACTTACATTCTTAATAGTCCTTTCGTTAACACACCCAAACCCTGGCATTTTTTGAGACCACGTTGAACCTGGGTCCCAGATATACATATTATCCTCGTCAAATGCTATAGAATTCCCTTGGAATGTTGTTAATCCTGTACAAGCACCTTCCAGTTGAAAGTAAAAAGGTAAAACATATACCGTGTCATTATCCCAGGCTGAAGTGGACCCGTCTGTAGTAACCGTGTCCCCGTCAGTAAACCCTGTAATAAAGTGTAGTTCGTCTGTATCAGTATTATAAATATAGGCATTGTTTTCGTACCAAGCCTCAAATATCTCTGTTGTTGTAGTTACAGTATTAGCACCACCAGAATCAGCATTTGCCGCACACGTTCCAGTGGAGTCATAAAATGTATCAGTTCCAAGATAACTTATAAGTATCACATTTGGCAGCATATCGTTACCCCCCACTAGCAATCTACCCTTGTTAACTGCTAAAAAGTGTCCCCCTATCTCTGGGGTCACGTCTGTAATCGTAGTTCCTGTAGTGTAGGCTAAGGCTGTTCCACCGTCCTCACTGCCCAAGTACATTCTGTCTAGGAAGTTAACCATATTAACTTTCATACTGGCTGGCCACTCGTCTGTATCAACTGCACTCCAAGTATCTGTTCCATTAAACTTCTCTAGGTCTCTATTACAAACCCGAAAGAACGTGTGTGTTCCGTCGGTCTCATCATAGGTACCTAAACCATAAACTTGGTCACTGCCTGCTGTGGTATTGCCTAACTTGTCTGTACCTTTTCTTGAAGCCCAATTACCTCTCTTATCGAGTATAATATTTTTAAGCAAGGGTGACTCGTTGTTTTCAACCAATTGATTATCAACCGATTGATTTATACCTCCTGAGAGGTTTTGCTTCCAAATGATTTTTGGTTCTATGTTTCTATTCATTTATCTCTATCCACCATTCTTCTGAGTCTTCGTGGGGGTCTTACTCTTGGTATTCCACTACCTCTTGTTAGTGCGTACTCAGCAATCATTTCTCTTTTACTCGCCTGGTATAACTGCTCGTATCTATCCGCCTCGTCAAGACGCATAAGCTTTCTTAGAGCACTTGCCGTACCTCCCCAAACAAGAATACTATGACTTCCTAGTGGTAGTCTTGGTACATCACTGTCTGAACTTAAAGAAGAAGGCTGTTCTATATACTCAATTAAAATACCACTTGAAACTGCTTCGCTTGGCTCTGGTAGTATTCCTATTGCACTTGTTGGTGTTGAACTTACGTCTACTGTGGTTGGGTACCATATTGGGTCGGACTCGTAATAAACTTCATTTCCCGCCTCATAAACCTTGTTCTTAGTCATTTGTCTACAGGTTGTGTAGTAATCGTCGTCACTGTCGTATTTAACTGCAACTCTTGTAAGGCTTCTCGCGTCAGTAGCATTGCCCCCTAAACCAAACTCGTGTCCTAACACATAAATAGTGTCTCCGTCCCAATCGTCATCAATCTCAGTATCTACTGTAACTGTAGTGGCTGAACTGTATGCTGTAACCTCTGCAGTAGCTCCGTCAGTAGAATTGTATACTGTATCACCCACCATACCATTATTGAATATATTCCCCGTGGCTACTAAGGTTGATGAGGTAGAACTTGAACTGGCTGTGCCAGAAGTCTTGTAAAAATTGAGTTTCCCCTCCTGTTTGTAGTCCTCTGGGTATTGTGTTGATAGTGCAGAAAACAAGTCGTCTATGTATCTATCGTTAACCCAGTTGCCTATATCTGTTTCTGTAACGTCTTTGGAGGCAAGTATATCCCCCGAAGAATCTACATATCCTATGTTTGAAGCTATCCTGTTCTTAATGTTTATAAATGTCATTGGATAGTTATATTAATTTATGTATATATTTTACATTTATTTACCAGCTTTGCCAATTACGACCCATCCTCGTCTGTAACAGCTCCAGTAAGCCTTATTCCATCATAAGTAACTCCTGAGCGGTCATAAGTAAAATCTGAGAAATCGTAAACCTCCGAGTTACTTAAAGTCTTATCAGATTCCGTAACACTTCCTCCTACTACGTCACTTGCACTTATAGAGCCTGATACAACTTCGGTAGCACCTAACCCCCAGCCAGAAATTGCTGAAAGTAAACCTGCCAAAAGTAAATTACCAAACTCGTAAACATTTATGTTTGAGTCTGTGCCATTACTAACAGAGGTTTCGTCTGTTAATGTTTCTGAACTTCCTGTTAAGTCTGTTACTGTTGCCATTATGCTGTTCTCTTAAACATATATACTACGATGTAAGGTTGTAGGTTAGAGTGTGCCTCGTCACCCCCCGTATTCTGGTTTGTTGCTGTTGCATTTGCAATTGTAATGGTCTGCCATGACCTATCTGATGTGGCGGACTGTGTTGGTTCGTTTGAGCCTGTTCCTGCAAAGGCCGCTACCCTTGAGACATTAAAACTGTGACCGTGGGCATTTTGTACGTGAGTGTGCTCTGGCATTTGGGCCTCAGTTAGTGTAATTGTCTTTGATCCACCCGTTTCTTCCACTTCATCAAAGTCTCCATCTTCGCTATCTAACCCAACAAGAACTTTTCCCTCTCCAAATGCCTCCCAAGTGCCAAAACCAAAAAGTGTTTCTGGGTTAGTAGATAGGGTTGAGGTATATATAGCCCCTACAGGATAAATAGTTCCTATAACTGTTTCGACCATACTCGCTACATCTGTTTCTAAAGCGTCTATCTTATAATCGTGAGAACTTGTTACTGCACTACTGTCCACTCCTACTTTAGCCTCTAAGGCTTCTATAGCATCATTTGCGTTACTATGCTGGTCGCTATGACTAGGACTATCTAATGTATCCGTACTTAACGGGTCATCAAAATCGTCTAAAGTTGTAGGGTATGTAATACTC